CATCTGCGTTGAAGGCGGTTTCAAAAACGAAATACCGCCTTTTTTTCCACTCTTTCAGAAACTCCTCTTTCTTTACATCGTCATTCACATCATACACAACTACAACCTTCTTTACTTCCTTCTCTATCCCTGTCATTTTTCCCTCCTCGGCGGGGTGTTGTGCCCGCCGTTTTGCCATAAATCGTGCCTTTATTTTTATTTTCACCTCCTTTACATTGTTTTTATAAATGCGTTCAGGAAACCCTGAACCCTCTTTTCCAGTTCTCTATCTTTGAATTGATAATCATCATTTAGAACTTTCCGACACTTTGAGCACCTATATATAATTGTCTTCACAATGTTGCCGTTTTCCGTTATTTTTACTACCTTATGATTGCACTTTTCCACTTTTTCCCTCCTCGGCGGGGTGTTGTGCCCGCCGTAATTAATTTTTCAACTACAACCCGATTAAATCCTTTATTTTCAGTTCCACTTTTTCATTTCCCGAAAGTTGTCCATCTATCATCAACATCACCAAACTTAACTTAAAATCTGTCTTTCTATTATCTCCTAACAACTTTTCTAATTCCCTCAACCTCCTTCTACCTTTCCTTATTTTAACCTTCATTTTTCCCTCCTTTATTTTATTTTCAACACTATTATACCACATTTTCAATACTTCAAGCCCTATCTTTACCACAATTTGACGTAAGTCCTTATAAATCATAGAGTTAGATATTGTAAATGCTTTACGTGGTTATCTCGCTAAAAATTTGGATTGGGTTATTTCTCTGTAATATATATAATTTAATTCGTGTATAGTAAGTAAAAGATAAATCATAGAGTTATACATGCATGATGTCTGGACACTATAGTTGAAAAAAATAATAATCATAGTATTAACAAAACGAAAGATTTGTGGTAAAATACAATAATATGGGAAAGAATATAAATTATTCTCGTTGGTTGAAGTTGAGGACAGGGAAAAGTATGTGGGATTTATTTGAGGAGGGTTATACGATAGGAAGTATAATTTCGTATGGTGCTGAAAACGGGATAACAATTCCAGAGAAATATATTTCAAACTATAGAAAGTATTGGGAAAAAAACAAGTTAAAAGGGACATCTAATACAGATGGTATGAAAAATAATACAGATACGGGAAATAACGAGACAATCAATACTGACACATCTAAAATGAAAGATAACACTTCTAATAATGAATTAGATATATTCTCAAGATTAAGTAATATACTTGATAAGTTGCTTGAGTTAGGGGTAGAGAGAATAAAATCTGGTGAGATTGTAATAACTGCCTCTGATATAGTAAGAGCAGTTGAGTTAAGGAAACAAATAGGAGAGGAAGGAAAAGATGTCCAACAAACAATTAATAAATTGCTTGGAGATTAAAGATGTAAGAAAAAGAAAATTTTTTGAATTAACTTCATATAAACCAATTGAAAAGGCAATACCTTTTCATAACTCTGATAAGAAGATAAAAATAATTCTTGGTGGTATGAGGGCAGGGAAATCATCCGCCTGTGTTCCAGAAGCATCGTATCTATTGACATTTCCAAATAAAAATATATGGGTAGTTGGGATTAACTATGATAAGACAGATAGGTTTATGGAAGGCGCAGGCAGAGTAAGAGGTGTCCTTGATTATATAAGAATATTTCCCGGGCTTTATAAAACAAAAAGAAAAAAAGAGCATATCATAGAGTTAAATAACGGCTCAAAGATTAAAGGTAAGTCAGTTAAAAACCCAGATGGTTTTGTTGCAGAGCCAGTTGACCTTATAGTATGTGAAGATGCCTCTACTTATCCAGATGGATTTTATGACTCTTATATAAGACCAAGAATTACAGACACGGGTGGTAAGATTATAATAAACTCAGTCCCTCCACTTAAAAATAACTGGTTGACAAAACTATATCAAGTAGAGAAAGACAACTTAGATGCATTTCACTGGACAATGGGGGACAATGTATATATCCCAAAAGAAGAGATTGAGCAACTATTACAGGACTTACCAGAGTTCCTTTCAAAATCAATAGTATATGGACAGTTACCACAGAGCGACTCGTCTATCTTTGGAGACATAACAAGAAACATAGGGAATTATGAAGTAATCCCATATGAGAAAGACCATAGATATCAAGGCGGTATTGATATAGGTAAAATACGGGATAGAACTGTCCTAACAATTACAGATTTAACAACTGGAATGGTTGTATATATAGATAGATTTCCAGAAAGGATGTTTGAGACGAAAACCGTTAGCGAAAGGTTACTATATGGATTAGAGAAATACAAATATCCAATCACTTATATTGATGTCTCTGGTATTGGTTCGGTTTATAATATGCTTGTTGAAAAACATAATTTTTTAATTCCTTTTACAATACCAAACATAAAGGTTAGAAACTCTCTTATAGAGAACCTTGCTGTTGCATTTCAAAGGGGTTTGACCATACCAAATAATAGAGACCTTATACTTGAAATACAGAACCTTGAAGCAGTAATAAGAAGCAGTTTCCATCTATACAGGCCAGCACATGGTTTTCATGATGATATGATTATTTCTCTTGCTTTGTCTGTTAGGGGATGGAGTGGAGTATCTATTGACAGCAAACCAAAAAGCCCGTATTATATTTTAGATAAGCCAAAAGTCCTGCTAAAAGAATTAGTTGATAACAATGAGACCGATTATGGTTTCGTTGAATTAACTGGAGATGTGATATGAAACAAACCGAAAATAGTCGAAATGAAGTAGTCGCAAAAATAATCCCAAGTGGTTATGAAAAAGAATATTCAAAACTTGATGTTGACTGGAATTCTATTGATAAGGTAACACAAACAAGAGGATATGAAGTATATAAAGACCTCAAGATAGATGAGCAGATAAAATTCTGCTTATTTATTAAAAAAATTCTTATTATAGGCAGAGATATTGAAATAAAGGCCGATAATGATGAGATAAAGAATTTCATAACAGAAAATATTGAGAGTTTAGAGCCATCATTTTTTACAACCATGTGGAATATAGCAACAGCGGTTGATTATGGTTTTTCCGTAAGTGAAATCTTGTGGGACAGAAAAAAGGATGGAAAAATCTGGTTAAAAGGTCTTAAAACAATACCGCCTTGGACTGTTGAGTTTGAATATAATGAATTTGGTCACCTAACAAAGATGACAATAAACTATGAGGAAATGCCACTCAATAAATTCCTGATAATCTCTTATTTTTCTGAGTTTGGCAACTTGAAAGGATTTCCAGAACTTGCTTCTGCTTGGAACCCTTACTTTTTTAAGAAGATGACACAAAAGTTTTGGCTAAAGCATCTTGAAAGATTTGGTTCCCCAATAGCAAAAGGATATTATCCAAAGGGCGCAAGTGATGAAGAGGTTGAAAAGTTTTTCCAGAATGTTAACAGAATATATTTCCAGGCGGGTATTTTACTACCAAGGAGCAGAGATAAAGCAGAGGACTTTGATATAGAATTTGTAGAAAGTAAACGTGAGGGTGGCTCACAATTCTATGATGCAATGGAATATTCTGATAATAGAATAGCAAAAGCATTTTTACTGCCAAATCTGTTTGGTGCTTCCAGCATAAGATTTGGGTCTTATGCACTTGCAGAGAAACAATTTGAGGTATTCTATAGGGTAACAAATATTTTACAAAGTAATATAGAACAAGCACTGAACAATAAGGTTATTAAGCCACTTATTCAATATAATTTTCCAAACGGAAGCGCCAAAGTAAATTTCAAACCATACTCGCTTCAGGAAGCAATTGAGTTAATAAAATCGGCAGTTCAGGAAATTGAAAAAGCAAAGGAGATATCCGATGAGCATCGAGAAATACCCTGAATTTGTATGGATACCAGATTTTATAATCCTAACAGGTTCTACAATATATGGTAAAGATGCACCGCATGATGTTGACATAGTAGTTAGAATACCAGAGCCAATATTCAGTTCTATCATGGAGCATTCCAGAGATATATTTGACGCATTATCGTTGAAACTTAGAAGAATATTTAATAGACCAGTTCATTTCGTCCCAACTTCAACTGGCAATAACTGGGATGGCATAGGGTTATACGACCTTGTTTTGAGAGCAAAAGAGCCCAATGGAATAAGCATAGATGAAGATGAGTTCAGGGATATTTTTTATTCAACTGATGATTTTGCAGAATATATACCCTCAAAAATTCCTTTCGGGTCATCTGCAGGGAAGTTTTTTTCCGCAAAATATATTATTCCGTATATTCCAGAACATGAAATTTATGTTGAACCATTTTGCGGTTCTGCTTCTGTTTTTTTTAAGAAACCGAGAAGTCTGGCTGAAGTTCTAAACGACATCAATAGTGGCATTACTTTCTCATTAAAATTTATACAAAAGATTACAGAAGAAGATATTGAGAAACTTAAAAAGTTTGACTGGGTCTTGAGAAGAAAAAAATTTTTTGATATATTAGACAGATTTAATAAGAATCAATTTAGTAAAGATGAACTTACAAGATTTTATGAATATTTATATCTTGTATTAGGTTCTTATTGCGGAAAATTGACAGATATTGGTGTTAAAAGAATTGGTAAATCCATTAAGAGTGACTTTAACAAATTTTTGAAGTTAAAAGACAGGTTACAGGGTGTTAAGATAACATCAAAAGATTTTCGTGATGTAATAAAAGAATATGATACTAAAGATACATTCTTCTTTATAGATCCGCCATATGTTAATTCAACAAATATGGGAATGTTTTCAAAAAAAATTCGCAATAAATTCACACAGGCAGACCTAAATGACTTAATTAAATTATGTAAAAACTTGAGAGGGAAATTTATATTGACACTTGAAAACTGTAAAAGTTCAAGGGATTTATGCAGTGGGTTTAATGTAAAAAAATTTGATAGATGGACAATTTATCAGGGTAGAGGAATTCGCTCAACAGAAGAGGAAATAATGGTTTCAAATTTTCCTTTTAAGAAAAATAATTGGGCTGGCATAGATGGCGATGACGAAGAGTTTTTAGAATTGCGTTCTGCTACTCCAGAAATAGAAGAGCAAGCAAAAATATCTATGTTAGAGGATAAGATTGAGTTTGGAAGGTTTTTTTATCCAGAGAAGACATCTCTGCCAGCAGTAATGTTGTTAAAAGGTAAAGGGATTGAACCAGCAATCGACTGGGTCGTTAAGAATAAGCCAGTTATTGTGAACAAAAAGTATGATGGAAACAGGTTAATAATAATGGTTGATAAAAAGAATAAAAAGATTGAAATTTATTCCGAAGATGGAAGAAAATTACCTGAAAACAAACTACCAGAGACAACCAAGCAGTTATTAGAACTCAATGGAGATAGTTTTATATTGGACTGCGAGTGTGAAATGTGGTTAAATGGCAAACATCAAAACAGAGAAGATGTCGCTGGTTTTTTACATAATAAGATAGATTTTGATGATAAAGGTATTGTCTTGAACGTTTTTGATATTCTTTATTATAACGGCAAGGATATTCATAAACTTTCCTACACTGACAGATTACATTATTTGTTCAAACTCAAAATAAAGCAGTCAACCTTAAATGAGCCCAAGCCAGAGTATCATATAAACCAAGTTCCATCCTTTGTTGCAGATACTAAAGAGAAAGCAATTGAACTAATAAACTTATGTGCCAATGCTCCTGCATCAGAGGGTGCAATGCTTAAAAAAGCGTTTTCTCCTTATTCAATCAACGGTTATAGTGATAACTGGCTGAAAGTAAAAAAATATGAGACGCTTAAGGTAATAGTCCTTAAAGTAAATTCCACAAAAGTTCCGAGTGTTGTTAATTTTGACATTGGTATCAGGTTTAGGGATAGAAACATAGCCCCAAACAGGATTGTTGAGTTAGATGGCAAGAAGTATATGAAAATTGGCAAGACGTTTAATACTACAAAGGACTATGCAAAAGTCGGTGATATTATTTCTGTTTTATTCCATACGGTTAACTGGTATAAAACAAAAGATGGTGAGTATCTCCATTTATATGAGCCAATAATAGATGAGAAACACCCAGAAGAAGCCGAGCCAGATTACTTTGAAAGTGTAGTTGAAAAAGCAAAGATAAGTAATTTACTTGTTGAAAAATTCATAGAAGACCTTAATAACTACAACCCTAAATCAGTTCCAGATGAGGTCTTGATTGATGATTACAGGTGGTTATTGGTGTTTATAAATAACGAAATCCACAAGTATAACTTAAAACTTATAAAAGACAAACTTGATGAGGTTATAGATGAAATTTTTAGAAGAGGAATAGCAACCCTACACCCAGATAGATATAATGATAAAATGCGTGAAATTGTCATTGATATAGTAAAGAAAAAAACAGAAGGTTTGAGAAGTATACCTTATTCCAGCATGCAGGAACTTTTAAGGAAAAATATATTGTTATCAAGGGCAAGTTTGGACACTGGCAGTATTATAAAAGTTGTTGGTGAAAATAAGTTAGTTATACTCAAAGTTTTGGAGGAGATTACAAATGAAGATTGAAAAAATCAGTAAACTTACTGGGATACCAGAAACAGAAATTAGAAATGAATTTGGGGAAAATGTTCACATTTATAAAGTAAAACCTCTTGTTGTCTTAAACCACGTAGAGAATTTTCAAGAAAACGTATTTATGCAAATTCCGCCAGAAAAAACAGATAAATCTTATAGGTATGTTATCCAAATGCATATTAGGGGTAAATCTGTCCATTTTGATTTAAGATTAGAAAGAGAAAATGACCTTATTGGCTGGACTTTGCTTGCCCAGCTGGAAGGATTACCAGATAAACCAATAACCACATTAAAAGAAGCCAAAGAATTTTTTGAGAAACATAAGAACGATTTTAAGATTGATTTCTCAACTGGTGAGTTTAAGAAAAAGAAAGATAAGGCGGGTAGAATTAGACCAACAGAGATACAGGTTATCCCGAAAGCAGTTGAACCACATGTCTGGCTGTTTGATGAGAACTTAAACAAAATTAACCAGTTGGATTATCTTTATTTGGTTGAGGGAGTTGCTCCGATTGGAACGCCTGGTTCTACTGCTGAATATCCAGGCGTATTCTTGATAGTTGATAAAGGATATGTGGAGTATGGTGCAACAAAGCCATATTTATTTGAATATTTCTTTAACTCTGGGATACTGAACGGGAGATACATTATAAGAACGCTTGCCCATTTCAACGAAGAAATACTCTCGCCATCAGAAGCCCCAGAAGAACACGAAATTAGGTCTGCGCATTTCTGGGTTATGATACAACCAGAAGATAAAAGACCATATGTAATTTCAGACAGAGCGGTTAAGTCGGGTTATATTCCAGATTATAATTATTCTGCTTTGCCTTATAAAATAAAAGAAAACATCCCAAGACAATACCAATACTGGAAAGAAAAAAACATTAAGAAACGGATTGAGTTAAGAAACAGGTTAATATCAGAAGTAGAAGAACTTGAAATTGACTTAGATAAACTTACAAAAATGACCGAAAACTCTGGTTTTGGTATCTGGAGAATATGGTGGAAAAGAACTAATAAAGAGGGTAAACCTGTCATAGTTATTAGATATACGCCATCAACAGAGTATTATTTATTAAAAATTGCTGACAGAGTATTTGAGAGTGGATATAATCCGCTTGAAACAGAAACTTTTTTGTATCCAAGAAATATAAGGGTAGACCTGACCAAATTTGACACTAAACATAAACTTGAAACTGGTTCTGAACTTAATCCAACTAAGGCAACTTCTGCTTGGATTGAACCAGTAATAATTGGAACTACCGATATTCTTACAAATTCCCCTACTTTTATAAAGTTCCAATTCAAGGGAAAGTTGTATATACTATATAAACCTGAAGGTGAAGAATTCTGGCTTTTTCAAGAGTCAGGGTTTCCATCTATTGAAGGTGTTGACAATTTGAAAAATTATAAGTAAAATATTCTTAAAACAAGTTAAAAGGAGGTAAAAATGGGACTTGTCAATATAATTGAAAGCAAGGCAATAAATTTTGACGATGCAATAAACATCGTAAAGGAGTTTGATGAGATTATAAATACCGACATAAAGGAGTTTTTAATTAAACTTAAAGAAAAAGAAAAAGAAGATGAAATAAAATCCGATTTGGATAAAACGATAAAAAAGATAGAGGATTATGGTGCTGAAAAAGTTTACGGGTATGGATACCAAGGCATTTCAATTATAGAAGAATTGAAAAAGATACTTGAAGCGAAAGATATAAAGAAAGCAATCAACGAGTTAATTGATAAACTTGAGAAAATAAAAGCAGGATATGGGTATCCCTCTGTGAATGGTTGCCTATCTGTCGATAAAAAACAAGAGGAAATGGCCGAGACAGTAAACTTGATGAACCAAGAAATCTGCTCGGTCGGAAACTTTACAGCAAGAGGTGTTAAGATAACCCAAGAAGACCTGAACGAAATTGCAGAGAACTGGGTGAAATTAAAAGACAGGGTCAAACCACCTATCAAGATTGGGCATTTTGGAGAAGGGTTTGGTATGCCCGCTGTTGGCTGGGTTGATAATATCAGAGTTGAGGGCGACAAACTCATTGCCGACTTCAGGGATGTCCCTAAAAAGGTTGCAGACCTCATAAGATACAAGGCATATAGAAGGGTTTCTCCAGAGTTATATGTAGATTTTGAAGAAGACGGCATGAAACATGGAAAGGTTCTCAAAGCCGTATCTATTCTCGGGGCTGATATACCACAGATAAAAACCCTCAAAGATTTAGAGGTTCTTTATAACACAGATGAAGCCAAATCAGTTGACTTCGTAATTGACGAGAAAGAAAAAGAAGATAATATAGATTCCCCAGTTAAAAAAATACTTGAAGAGAACATACGGCTTAAAATAGATAACTTCATTGAAAAAAACTCTAACAAGGTAATCCCTTCTATTGAGCCACTGGTTAGAGAAGTTCTAAAGGTTGCCTATATGCAGGAACTTGATGTCAAGTTTACAGAGAATGAAAAAATAGTCAACATGTCTCTTGGTGATGCCATAAAAGAGATATTTAACAGGTTACCTGATATAGTTGACCTTGAGGAAAAAGCAAAGTCCATAGTTGATACACATATTGATGAGGAGGCATTGATAAAAGAAACGGCACAGAAATTCAATATATCCGAAACAGATGCAGTCAGGAAACTTATTAGGGAAGGTAAAATAAAATTCTTTATTGAAACAGAAAACAACGATAAAGAATAACCAACCATAAAAAAGGAGGTATAAGATGGAAAGATTAGAAAGAAGTTATATAAATGGATATGGTAATGACCTTTATCCGTTCAGGTTTGTAAAATTTTCAGACGAAGGAGAGGTCACGCTGTGTTCTGCGGGCGATTTGGCAATTGGAGTTACTCTTCGCAACTACAGATATACATCAAGTTCAACAATTGACTATGTGACTCCTGATGATGAACCCGTTCCAGTTGTCATATCTGGTATCACAGAGGTTGAATGCGGTGGAACTGTAAGCGCTGGGGATATAGTGGCTTCTGATGATGACGGAAAGGCGGTTGTGATGACCAATGGACAACACGGTAACGGTATAGCCCTTGAGGATGGGGAAGATGGTAGCAGGATAAAGATACTTATAACACATATTGCGTTGAATATTTCATAACGGGATAACCTTTACACACAAAAAGGAGGTATAAAATGGCTGAACTTATAAACAAGCAAATTCTTGAAAAAGCGTTTTTAAGTTATAACCCCAAGTTTAATTACATCGCAGATGAGATTTTGACACTTGTCAATGTATCTCAATCTGGTGAGAATTACAACATCTATGACTCGTTTTCTCTCAAACCCGAAGATGACATAGAGGGTAATTCTGGTGCTAAAATAGTTGAAGATACGGTTAGGGCAGTTCAGAGGGCTTCATACTCAACAATAAGCAGAGGTCTTAAATCTTTTATCAAGGATGAAGATAGAAAGAGTATGAACGATGCTGAGTTATTTGATTTGCTTCTTGACAAAATTGGTGCAATTAAAGAGAAACTCCTTCTTAATAAGGAAATCAGGGTTGCTAATTTAATAGAAAACAATGGAAACTCTACATCCCCTACAACCAAATGGGATGCCAGCAATCCGACTATAGAAAAAGATATAAGAGAGGCAATAGCCAGTTTTGAAGATTATGCTGGCATAACCCCTAACCTAATAATTATACCGAAGCCAGTTTGGGATACGATGGTGATGGACGAGACATTAAGAAATGTCTGGCTGTTAGTTCCATCAAGTGCAGATAAGAATAAAATTAAACTCTCGTCTCTCTTAAATATGCTGTTTGATAACTTTGAGAAGATAATTATTCCAAACGCAAAGAAAGATACAACCAAGAAAGGCAAGGCGCAGAGTTTGTCTTACGTATGGACTTCAGACACCGTGGCACTGCTTTACTATACTCCAATCGGAACAAGGGAGACATTCACTTGGGGAGCCAACTTCAAGTATCAGGATTTCAAAATCCGTCAGTGGAGAGAAGAAGACCCAGAAGGTGTGTGGGTTAAGGTTAGTTATCAAACAGATGAAAAAGTTGTCTGTAGTAATGCAATCTACAAACTGACAGATGTGTTAACATAAGAGCGTATCACTCTGTCGGGGCGGGTGAGATTACTTATCAATCCCGCCCCCACTATGAAAGAACTAAAAGAGTTTTGGGACAATCTAACGCCATTTGATAAGCATATTTCTAACGATGATAACGATGTAAAGAGGTATATGCGCTGGGGTGATTTTATTCATTCAGATTTAATTTCCCGTATAAAAGAGCCGATAAAAACGGTGTTAGATTATGGTTGTGGTGGCGGATGGACACTATTAAACTTCCCTAATGATACAGAGTTTTATTTATTTGATATATGTCAGGAGTGTTTAGATATTGCAGAAAAAAGGTTAGTTGAAAATGGTAAAACAAAGATAAAGAAACACTTAATTAAGGGCATACCATCAGAGCAAGATATTACTGGCATACCACCGATAGATTTACTTTTATGCACATTAGTTATTAACCATATGCCCTCTTATGAATATTACCTTGGTGTTTCGGATTTATGGGTAAAGATTAACCCGAAATACATTATTTTGCATCAAAGGCACTCTGATATTACTGTTAAAGCAAGAAATTTTGATGAGTATAAAAAACGATACAGCAAGGGATTAATGATGTCAACTTATCACACAACCTTACCATTTGATAAATGGAAACTTCTTTACTGGACACTGGAAGATGCAAAATTTGGGCATTGGTGTGTTGATGGTTATGAATTTTTCATTTTAAGGAGAAAATGAAATGGCTTATTTAACTGTTGATGAAGTGAGAGAATTATATACTGGCATAGATGAAGCAATAACAAGGAGAACTCTAACAGAAGGCGTAGTTGAGAGATGGATTTCAAACTCGCAATCTATAATTGATGGGATGCTTTCTATTAGTTTTGAAGTGCCGTTCACCGAAGTTCCACCGCTTGTTAAAACATTAACTATTGAATTATTTGAGTATTTCTGGCAAAAGGCGGTATATACACCAACAAGCACTGGTGAGGAAGTTCCATGGCTCTATGCGAGATATGACAGAATAATGAACCTATTAGATAAAATAGCGGTTGGAGTAGTCAAGTTAGTTGATAGTGATGGAAATATAATAGAACCGATATACAAAGTTGCTAAACTGAAATCTAATTATGAAAACCAAGAACCAATATTTGACATAGAAAGAGAAGTTTACGAAAATGATGTTCCAGAGAATTATGGGAAAGAGGGGTTATAATGGACTACATAAAAAAGACAAATGAGATAAAAGCAAAAATAATAGAACTCTTAGAGAATGCCGAAATACAGAACTTAAAAGGTATTAAATTAAGGGTTGTTGATGTTGGATTGTCAAACAACATTGATACTGGAGAATGTCCTATACTTGCTGTATATAAATTAAATGTCTCTGGTGAACATATTAGGTCAGACCAGCCATCTGTGGATGTCCCAAGAATGCTTACAATAAATCTTGCACTTGCAGATTATTCGATTGTATCAGTAAATGAGGCAGAAAGTTTAACAGATGACCTATTAGAGAAGATACTGGGTGTTTTAATAGACAACCCAACCCTTGATGGGTTTGTTGACAAGTATATTGTATCAAACATAACTTTTGATGAGATAAGAGACAGAGGGGTTTTTTTCTCTATTCCTGAAATATCACTTGAAATATTACTTAAAGGAGTGTATTAATAATATGCCTAAAATAGACATTAACTATGAAATTACATCACATATTGGTGGTAGGAAGATTTTCAAAACACAAATGGAAGCAGTATTTGCAAGTTTCCTGTCATCGGAACTTAAAAGGAAATTTCTCAGACAAGGGGTAGAGATATTCCTTTACAAAACTGGCGATGTTGCTTTCAGCACTGCATCTGTATTCTCTTCATTAAAATCAAAAGATGTTTCCAATGAAGCACTCAAACATATAAATGTCCGTTTTAGTGAGTATTTACTTTCAGAGTGGAGTAAACGTGAAAGGCAATTCCCGCCATTAAAAAGTGCATCTGTTTCCCAAAGAAACATCAGGCGTCTCAATGGGTGGAAAGGTGGTGTATATAATCCTCCACTGACATTTACTGGTAGGTTCAAGAGTGCTTTTCTTGAAGCAATGATGATAGGAGAATTTGCCTTTTTTGATAGAACCAAATGGGATAAAAACAGGTTGGTATTTACAGAACCAGAAATAAAAATATACTGGAACCAGAACGAGAAAGTAAAAGGACTTGAGACATCTTTCCAGAAATACTTTTACCGTTCTACATTGATAAGCCCAAAGTTTTTCCATCTTGCTGTGGCACACGCAAAAATGGGAAGAGATGTCTTTCCATCAAGGTATCAAGATTTTTCGCTTGAGAAAAAGGGGGATAAGATTATTATGAAACCAAAGCAATGGATCAAACAACCAATGTATAAAGGTATCATAAAACCGTTTATCAAACAGGATTTAAGAGAAATATTTAAGAAACTACGAGAAGGGACACCATCAACCGAAGACACTGAAAAGATAACAAAAGATATTTTCGGCCAAGCAATTGATATACTTACCGACAGAGGATTATTAAAAGACCCGACATTAAAAGAACTTATTAATAGAGTTATACAAGACATTAAGAGTAAGAAAATAAAAGTGAATATTAAATTTGCTGGTGCATTAGCAAACTTTATACAGGAAAAAATTGGTGAATATTTATAATGATGTTGACTTTCTCTTATTATAGCGGTAAAACAATTAAAACAAACAAAACAAGGAGGTTAGAATGGATAAGACAAAGGTTTTGGCAAGTTCTGCCACATTGCTAATTGGTGAAAAAGGGGAGGCGGCAACGAACATCGGGTTTACTCAGGGGGGTGTAAGTATTACACCTTCAAGGGATACTACTGAAATAGTTGCCGACCAGACAAAGTATCCTCTCTATATTCTTACTACAAGAAGAGGCGCAGAAATCAATTTTAGGTTAATGGAAGTCACTCCAGCCAATATTAAACTTGGATGGGGCGAACATGGTAAATCTGGTGATGCTTCTAACGAGGTTTCTCTTGGGGCAGAAGAAACCACTCCGCCATCCTACACACTGAAAATTTATGGCACACGTATGGATGGTAAATATGTGGTGTTTACCTTCTATGATTGCACACCTTCTGGTGCTGGTGCTCTCAATTTCGCTAATGCGGAGGCCGCCTTAATAGAAGGAACCTTTACGGCTCTGTATGATGATACAGAGGACTGTATTGGGTTAATGGAGGGATTGGATACACAGCCTGCTTCATAAAAAACATTAAAGGAGGATTACGATGGAAATGAAAAAAGATTGGTTTTGGGGGAACAAGCGAGGAGTTAGGTTTGAAAAATCTACTATTAAATTAACAAATGATGGTGTGTATTTATCGGATCTTTATTTAACTGCTATGCTGTTATGTTGCGTTGATGGAACCTTATGTGAAAAAGCAGTTAAGATACCAGAGAGTCCTAATAAACTACATTTCTTTGTAAGAGGCAATCCCAATGATATAAGAGAGTTTCTTAACTATTTCTTTAATGGTCAAAAAGCGCAAAATATTTTGGTTCCCAAGGTTGATGAATTACGTGCTTTTACAAATAAGGTTTCATACCTGAAGGCGGTTCTTGACAGAAGCAAAGTAAACATAAAAAATGGATAAGACACAATTTCTTGTATTGAAAAACGGGTCAACTGTTTCTTTTAAAGGAACTGAGTTGGGTTATACTAACGGGATAAGATTAACACCACAATTTACAGTTTTTGAGTTAGATAACCAGAAAATTGGAAAGGTATCAAGTGAGACACATATAACTTCAGTTGAAGTTGAAGTTAACATATATGAATGGAACACGAACAATATAGGACTTCTACAGGACGGAAACTTATCAGGTCAGTTAGTTATTTATGGTGAAACTTTTTCGTCCACTAATAAATACAGAAAAATTACGGTTTATAATGCTTATAGAACTAACATCGGCGCTGTAGAACTTGGTAAATTACCAGTTCCAACTACGTTGACTTTTACTGGATATGTAGATGAGACAACAGGAAAAGTTTATATAGTAGAAACAACAAAATAACCAAAAGGAGGATTACGATGGAAGAGATAAAGAAACAAACAAGCAAAAACGATTTAAGAGAATTTATTGAAGCCAGCAGAGAACATGAGGCGGAATTTCAGGGTAAAAAGATTATATTCAAACCCCTAAACTCATCAGACGCTTTGATATTCCTTGATTTACTTATCAGTGGCAAACCCTTTACAGATATTATTCAAAATAATGAATTCATAAGGATTGCTTCTGTCTCGTTAGAGGTTGACCAAGATGATTTTAAGAAAACTTCCCCTGCCTTCAAAATATTTGTCCTTAACCAATTACTTGAAATCGGAGGATACGATTTTTTTTGGGAGCAGGTAAAAAAGACACAGGAGAAGGTCGCAGAAATGATGAAACGATTGGGGGTGGAGGTTTAACATTTCTCCCAATATATGAGGAATTGATACACAGAGGATTTGAACTTGAATATCTTCTTTACAGGGCTACATTAAAACAGGTATTATTACTATATAATGCTTCAAGGGCTAACCAGAAAGAAGAGAATAAAGAGAAAGCAGTCCTTGAATTTCTTATAACTGCTGGTGCTTTCGGTAGTAAGGTTGCTATTAGAGAACTCAAAAAGATACTTGGATATGAGAAGGATGAGATTGAATATATTTAATTGGAGGTTAATAAATGGCAAACTATGATGTAAAGATAAATCTAAAGGGGTTTGCTGACTTACAGGATATAGAAAAAAAATTACAAAAAATACAAGAGGTATCCTCTAATGCATTTAAGGGATTAAAAGAAGGTATTAGACCACAAAATGTTCAAGCAGTTATATCAAGATTAGAAAAGTTAATGGAAGGTGCCTCCCCTTGGACTAAATTTTATAGAATTAACAGAGCAGACAAAGAGAATATAATAAATGAGGTAAACTCAATACTGCGTTTTGTAGGCGAGAAAGAAGTTAAACTACCAGCAAAACTATATTTCCCAGAACTACAGAAAACCCTTGATGAGGTATATGATAGAATTAAGTCAGTCCAAAACGAATTTCCCAAAATTGCAAAAATTAGAAGAGATAAAATAGTGTCAACAATGCGTTTAGGGGGCATAGAAGTAGCAACATCAACCATAAATATAGAGAAAGCACTTAGGGCAGAACAAGAAAGAAAAAAGGTAATTAAAGAAATAATTGACAGTTACAGAGAAATTGGATATACCACGCTTCAAATTGCAGAACAGAGCAAAATTATGCGTGGTAAAGAAACAAATGAATTAAAAGAACAGAGAAAAGTATTAGAGCAATTAGAATACCTCCAAAAAAGCCAGCCAGAACTTTACATTAAAATCAGAAACCAGATAAAGGACTTAAATGCCCAGTTAAATAAAAACCCAGAGGAGTTATCAAAAACAATTAGGTCAATACAGGCACTGGGTTCTCATTCTTACAGATTGCGTCTGGAATGGGACAGGATTGGAAACTCATTGAGGTTCTTTTCTTACTTAACGCTAACTTCGACTGGATATGCCATAAGACAGACAACTGACTGGATAAAGGGTTTAATGGAGTTACAGGGCTCACTTAAAACAAGTTCCAGAGAAACATTAGGGCTTGCCTATGTTTCTGGTGTCTTAGGTATTCAAACAACATTTTTAGGAAAGACAATAAATAATGTTTATCAGGCCTTAATAAATGCCGGGCAAGGCACTTCTTTTGTAGCAGAACGGGTAAGAGAGGCGATACACTCTGTTGGATTATCCTCTTATAAACTTGGTGAGGATATGGGTGGCAGTGTAGAAGTTTTCTTTAGGGTTATAGGTGCGCTGCAAAAACTTGAACAACAATATGGTCGTGCTTGGGTAATGCAGAAACTTCTGGGTTCTGACGCAGAATATGTAGCCCAGTTATTACAAATACCAGTTGAAAGATTGTGGGAATATTACAAAACAGGAACGGAACTTTATGACCATTTTGGTATATCTCTTAATGATGTGTATAATGCTGGTCTTAAAGTAAACGAGGTTTTTACAAGGTTCGGGATGTTATTAAAGGTTAAACTTGCAGAAGTTCTGCCCGGGCTTGCAGAAGGTTTTAGGGTAATCATAGAGACAATCACGAAATTACTTGAATTATTCACAAGGATACCAGACGGACTACAAAAAGGCCTTGCACAGTTTTTTATACTTGGCTCTGCTTTTACCTATGTTGCTGGAACAGGACTAAAGGTTTTTGATACAATTAAAAGAATGTCCGAAGCATTATTGGTTGCAAGAATGGCAACTATTTCATTTATCTCATCGTTTGTCACAAATCCTATTCTGCTTGGTCTAACACTTATTGCTGGTGGACTAACATATATTGCACTGAAACTAAAACAATATAATAACCAGTTAAATGAATTAGCATTAAAACAACAAGTTAATATTAAGGAAGCATATGATACTTCAATGGAGTTAGGTGAAAGCATAACAAACAATATTGAACTTATAAAGATATATGGAACAGCAGAGGAGAAACAGAAACTTGATGTATTGATGTCTAATTTGAGAAAATACTATAATATCCTTATTGAATTAAATGAGAAATTAAGACAGGGGAATTTTAAGACAAATGAAGAATACAAAGAAACTATTGATTTTTATGAAGTTACATATCAGATATATGCTAAAACACTTGAAAAAATAAGAAATATCGCAAGCACTGCGAAAATCAGAACAGAAAAAGAATATATTACAACAAAACAGATACAAGAGCAGGAAAACCTAATAAGAGAAAACAACTTAAATCTTAATGAACAATATGATATATGGACTAATCTCTTAAGGGTAGCAAAAGAGAATTCCAGAGAGTATGATACTATAAATAAAAAGATTGTAGATGTAGTTGGTGCTTCCAAGAGAGCCGTAAGCGAAACACTGAAATTTCTACAAGAGCAGTCAGAAATCATCCCGTCTTGGTTCAGTGGTATTGATACAATCACTGATAAGTTCAGAAACATTGAAAATGAAGTTAAGGTATTAATGAAGACAGGAACGCAAGAAAATTTACAACTTATAAAAGATATTCAGACAGAATATACAAAGTCATTGCTTGTAAACTATGATAAACTACTTGACGAACAAAGAGACAAGAGATTAAAATTAGAAAGTGAGTTATATGAAGAGAATATCAAAGCAGGAAGATTAAAAGAAGACAATCTACAGAAACAGTTATTAAATATCTATAATTCTTACAACATTGAAAAATTAAGAACCATCAAAAGCACAAGCAATGAAGTATCCTTTCTTGAAAAGAAGGCACAGGAAGCAATTCTGGAATATAAAAAATCTGGGAACTCTAAATATCTTGATATACATAATTCAGTTATAAACCTGATAAAAGAGAAACAGAACTCGCTCAGATTGGAACTTGGAAAGATAGAGTTAAAGAGCACAGAAGATAGGATATCAACTATAGATAAATTTTACGAGGAACATAAAAAGGGGACAGACAGTATTATAAGTTATTATAGCCGAGAGATTTCTAAACTATCCAAATTAGACAAACAGAGAATTTCAGACCAATTAAGAATAATAGATACTGTCAAGGGTGAGTTAAGTTATATAAACAACTTAATCAACAATTATGGAGCAACTAACAAACTATTAGAGCAACAGGTAGAAATACAGAACAAACTAAAAGAAGAGATTTTGAACTTTGCAAAAGTATCAGACGAATATCATCTTGAATATGCCAACAGATTAAAAGAAAATTTTGAAATAGAGAGGCATTCAGTATCCGAGAGAACCAAGTTTTATGATTGGTATTATAATTATCTCCTTGGTGCCTTAATAGAGGTTGACAACCGTGAGAAAATATCACTGGAAAATAAGAAAAGAATTTTTGATAGTGAGGCAGAAATTTATTCAGACAGGTTAAAAATCTTGTCTGAACTTCTTAATGCTCAAAAGTCATTTACAGGTATATCGCAAAAGATTATTGACCAATATCTTACACATTTAAGTAGTGGTTATAGTAAACACTATATCACAGATAAAGATTATGTTGATAACCTTGAAAAACTTATAGGTAGTTCTGTTAAACTGATAGGTAAATACTTTCAGGGGCTGTATAGTGAAAGCCCTGATAAATTATTAAGAAATTTCTACTATAACACTACACAGATAATTAGCAGGATTTCTAAAGAGATAAGCGGACTTGACTTAATGCCAGAAGAGAAAAAGAATTTATTTATTAGAAGCATCTACTCAATGTTAGAGGAAGTAAAATCAATGAAACTTTCAAAAGAGTTCTGGCAAGATATTCTACAAGGAAATCAATTCTCTGACACCATATCAAGATTAGGTGAACAGTTTGGACTCTCAAGAGACGAAATTAAGATAATACTGTCTGATATAGTAAACTCTACATATAACGATATAGACGCCATTTTAAGAAAACTTTACGAATTTGGATACAATATCAGTATATTTACCGACTTTACAACAGAGAAACTAAAATCTGCGTTTCAGTTAGATACTATTAAAAACGCATTTTTTGAGTTCTCGCAGTCAGTTCTTTCAGGAACTCAGACAATAGATGAGGCATTCAAAAACCTGAAAAAAGCCGTGTTTAATTATTTCCAGAACCTTTTTGTTACACTGATTATATCTACAAAGATTTTTACTTCAGAGGTTCAAAATGCAATACAAGAAGCAGTAGATTTGTTTCTTGCTGGCTATACAAACAGGGCAACTAATATGATAAATAATATCATAGGTTTGGTAGTTAACAGGACAAGAAAACTCTTGCCTTTTGTTCAGAGTGTTGCTGAAAATTTAAGACGGGCTTTTGGTGTGGTTGATATAGACAAAGAGATGGAAAAGACAACAGAAAACCTTGGGAAACTTGGAGAAAATATTGCAGAAGGCATTCATGCAAAAAAGACCGCTGGCTGGTTATTACCAAGCGAGACAGTTTTAGAGCCAGAAACCGCTGGTGTAGGCAATGTCTCTATCAATAAGCAACTAAGCGTGAATTTCCATGGTTTGGGTTTTAATGAGCAGAAAAAAGTATTTGACCTATGGCAGGATAAAGAAGAACTTTCTACTATATTAGGAGTATAGTATGAATAGAGTAAGTATAAAATCGGTAGAATACGGATTACAGTTTAAGTATAAGTATATTCCAAGCAAAAGGTTAAGTATTGAGAAAACCATAAATAGTGTAATAATTCAGACACAGGACTATGTATTACTTGACACAAATATAGAGTTTGAATACCCAAGAGCAACAAGCACCAAAAGGTCTGCATTAAAAGACCTTTATGAGAATGGGACTACTTTTACCTTTATAGATTATGATGGCAATTCATATACCTGTTTAATGATTGAATACTCTGAAGAGGAAGTTTTATCAAAATATAACATCAAAGGAACAATGAAGATACTGGAGACGAAAGGATGAGAAGCAATAATAACATAACAACTGAATATGGAAAGGTTCCACATATACCCATATGGGACATTGTTTCAACTTCATTTCCTAAACCAAAAATCCCAATTATAGGAGACCCACCCGAACTTCTGGCACCATTGAATTCTACACTTGAAATATATTGTTGCCCTTCAACCTGTGACAATAAACCTGTATGTTCTAAAGTAAGATTTGAGTGGACTTCTGTTAAAAATGCTGTTTACTATGAACTCCAGATATGCGATGATAATTCTTTTTATGTTGTTGAACCACCATTTGAGATAGGAAACTGCCTTGTCTCAAAAACTGTATATGGAACGCAAGTTGATATAGACCTTGCAAGGGACTGTTGCAGTTTGATTTATAAGAAAACAATCTACTGGAGAGTAAGGGCTGTATTTGACGCAAACTATAAGTCAAGATGGTCAGATATAGGCAGTTTTGAGTTAAATACTTCATTTTGCGAACTATGTATTACAAAAGAGGGCATCTGTGGCAATACAGAAGATTGTGGTTCTTGTGAAAGTTCAACTCAAGGTTGTAACCCCTGTGAAAACTGCCAATCTGCTTGTCAGACTGCTTGTCAAGGATGCTTAACTCCTTGCGAGGATTGCGAAACTATTTGTATGTCTTATCTTGATGTTTGTAGCACTGGACAATGCGGGGTTAGTGAAGTTTGTGAGACGTGTGATGCATACTGTTTAACAAACTGTCTTGTATGTGAAACAAACACGCCTTGCACTACTTGTGAAAATTCTTGTGAGGCCTGCGAATATTGTCTAACTTGTCAGACATCGGCGCAACTATGCGAAACCTTAGATGTTTGTGCTAATTGTGAAAGATGCCAGAATTGTCTATATTGCCAAACTTGTCAGACCTGTGAATTTTGCGAATTTTGTCTAAGGTGCGAAAACTGCCAGAGTTGTGAAATATGTGAAACCTGCCTTAATTGCGAAAACTGCCAGAGTTGCGAAACCTGTGAAACCTGCCTTGTATGCGAGAATTGCCAGAATTGCGAGAGTTGTGAGACCTGCCTTAATTGTGAAAACTGCCAGAGTTGCGAAAC